CGCTCTGATCATATCATCGATCGTCATGGCCTTCGTGTCGTTTTTCATGACCGAAGATATCGGTCCCGGTCCGCTGACATACATCGGCGAGGCTCTGTCTGCAGCACTCGGACTGTTCGGTATCGGCATCTATGCGGTCAACAAGATCAATTCCATCAGCAGAAGGATGGAGAGTCGCTTCGATGAATTACAGGCTAGAGTCAGAAAGGAGGAGTATCATGAAGTTGATGAAGACCAGCAACAAGGGTAAGAACCTGATCAAGGAGGCTGAAGGCCTCAGACTGGATGCCTACCGCTGTCCGGCTGGTGTTTCCACCATCGGATGGGGTCATACCAAAGGCGTGAAGATGGGACAGCATATCACTCTCGCAGAGGCCGAAGACCTGTTGGTAGAGGATATCGCGCCCATCGAGCGCCTGCTTAACGGCATGAAGATAAATTTCCGGCAGGAGCAGTTCGACGCGCTCGTGAGCTGGATCTTCAATCTAGGAGGCGGGAACTTCAAAGGTTCCACGATGTATAAGCGCATCCTCGAGGATGCCAGGGATGAAGAGATTACTGACCAGATGGTCAAGTGGATCAATGCCTCAGGGCGTCCCCTTCCGGGACTCATGAAGCGTCGCGTAGCGGAAGCCAATCTCTTCATCGGCTACGATAGATATAAGGTTAACAATAATAAAATCATAAAGGTATGAGCAAAGAGGGAGTAAAAAAAGCAATCGGATGTGCAGCGGTTTGCTTCGTTGCATGGTTTGTAGTCATGTTTGGGATGCTGTGCTATTGTATAACGAAAGGTTTATAGGAATATGAAAAAGGCAGTTTTGTACTTGATAGTAGCAGCATTCCTTGTTATGGCTGGCGGAGGGGGTTATTCCCTCAGGAAAAAGTATAAGAAAGAAATCAGCGGCCTAAAGGAAAAACTGGCACATGCACAGATGTTCGTTCCACTGGATCGGGACACGGTCATTCTATCTACCCACGACACGGTAGAGGTGGTCACGTCATCTGTCATAACAGCGGAGCTGAGCGCATTACGCAAGCAGCACATCATCGATGAGCAGCTGATAAAGGATCTTGGCCTGAAGCTGAAGCAGCTGGATGCCGTCCAGACAATGGTGACAGAGACAAAGGACACTGTCAAGGCTGATTTTAACGACAGTACCAAAGTCTTTAGTTATGAGGACAACTGGAGCCATCTTGAATTCAGACCCTGTGACTCCACCTTCTATTATAATATAAGGGACTCTCTGGTCACGGCCATCCACCATGAATACAAGCACAAGTTTCTATGGTTCCGATGGGGAATCAAAGGCTACAAAGTGAAACATGTCAACTTCAATAAAAACTCCCGTATCGTATATAACACCTATGTAAAGCCCGAGAAATAGCCCGGGCTTTATTATTTTCACCTATTTAATATTATTTTTGCGTTAAAAGTTTGCAACTTTCGGATATTTTTCGTATATTTGCACCATAATAAATATCGTATATGGAGTTCATAGCACTGTTTTTTACGCTTAGCGCCTTAGCTTTCTTACTTTGGCTTATGGTGGTAGCGGCGTTGTTCCTGATAAAAGTAGCCATAGGAACAACCGGGGCTCTGTATTACGGCGTCAGGGGACTGGCTGACATTCTGCTGAGAATACTGACAAGAATCGCCAGAATCCTGCACATGGAAAGTATTTTTATGAACCTCCAGAATAAACTACCTTTGCGACTGTAATTCGTAAAGGTAGTTTTTTATGGCAAAGGACCAGATCTACAGCAGCGTCATCCGTCTGAACACAGAGGATGCGCAGAACAAGATGGAAGACCTGAAGAAGCGGGTGCAGGATCTTGTGGCGCTTCGTGACACCATCGACAAAAAGAAGGACTCCGGCTATTACAAGTCCGTGAGCAAGCAGATCAATGCCGCCAAGGCAGAGCTGAAAGTGTACGAGAACGAGGTGATGAAGACCATCCAGACACTCGACAACCTCGGCAATGCCTCTTCCAAGGATATCCGCGACGCCCAGAAGGCTCTGCAGAAGATGATCGATGCGAAGCCGCAGGGAGCCGAGGAGATGGGCGATTTCGTCCGTCGCCTGCAGGAGGTGAAGCAGGAACTGGCAAGCATCGCCGCCATGCGGGCCTTCGATGAGGTGAAGGCTGGCATCACCGGCACGGGGAAGAGTGCACAGCAACTCGGTGCCGAGATGCGTTTCCTCCGCGAGACGTCTGAGAATGTCGGAACGGCATCCGTCCAGCAGCTGGAGAAAGCATTGGAGGTGGCACAGGAACACCTGAGGGTGGCCAAGCAGGGCAGCCAGGCCTACGAGCGGTCTTCTGAATACATCAGACAGTTCAACGCCCAGCTGGAAGAGTCGAAGGCGAAGCAGAAGCAGTCCAATACGCTTATCGACCGCTATAACCGTGAGTTGAAGGAGGCAGGAAAGGAGGCACATGCCGTCAAGGATGAGCACGAATTGATAAAGCGTACCCTTGACAACATCAGCAAGTCCAGTGTGCGCGACCTCGAATATTCCATCAAGGCCCTCAATGAGCAGATGCGCAGCATGGACCGTGATTCCGACGGATACAAGGAGGCAGAGAAAAAGGTCAGAAGACTCCGGACGGAACTGGAGAAAACAAGAACGGAGGCAGGGGCACAGCAGACTGCCTGGGGGAAATTCATCGGTTTCCTTAACAAGAACTGGGGAGCCATCACCCAGATCATCGGAAGCATCACCGGTCTGACGATGACCATGCGCAAGTCCGTGAAAGACTATGCCGGCATGGAGGAGGAGATGGCCAATGTCAGGAAATACACCGGTCTGGCCGATGAGGGAGTCCGTGAACTGAACGAAGACCTGAAGAAGATGGATACCAGGACAGGCCGCGAGGACCTGAATAAACTGGCTGGAGCAGCCGGACGCCTCGGTATTCAGACAAAGGAAGGTGCGCTGGAGTTCGTCGATGGTGCCAACATGATCAAGGTGTCCCTTGGTGACGACCTTGGGGAAGGAGCCGTCGACCAGATAGGCAAACTGGCAATGGCCTTCGGCGAGGATGAGAGGATGGGACTGCGTGGTGCCATGCTGGCAACGGGTTCCGCCGTTAATGAACTGGCACAGAACTCTCCTGCAAGGGCTGGTTTCCTGGTCGACTATACGGCCAGAGTCGCCGGATTCGGAAAACAGCTGGGACTGACACAGGCACAGATCATGGGATTCGGTGCCGTGATGGATGAGAACCTCCTTCGTGATGAGATGGCAGCCACAGCCTTCGGCAACATGCTTACCAAGATGCAGACCGACACCGAGAAATTCGCGCGTATTGCCGGACAAAGCGTGGAGGATTTCACGAAGCTGCTTAGCGAGGATGCCAACCAGGCCATACTCAATCTTGCCGACAGCCTTCGCAGTCAGGATCCGCAGACGATGATGAAGATGCTCGATGACATGGGGCTGGACGGTTCCCGTGCTGTCGGCGTCCTCTCTACGCTAGCGGATAAGATTGATGACGTCAGGGAACGTCAGGCCCTGGCGACAAAGGCATATAAGGAGGGAACGAGCATATCGAAAGAATATGCCATCATGAATAGTACCGTGGAGGCAAGGCTTGAGAAATGCAAGAAACAGTTCCACGAGATGACGATTGAACTCGGCGGACAGCTGCTGCCTATGGTCAAATACACCTGCACCGGATTCTCCCTTATGGTGAAGGGGCTGTCTGCGGTCATGAAGTTCAGTGCAGAACATAAGGCTGAGATTATTTCCGCTTCTGTTGCCTTGGCTGCCTATACGGCATACGTCAAGGCTGCAACCATAGCGACGAAGATCCACACCATCGCCACCAATGCGGCAAAGATTGCCACTGAGGCCTTCAACTTCGTCACGAAGATGAATCCCATCGGACTGTTGATCGCCGCCCTGACCGCTGCCGTCGTACTCTTCATCAAGTACCGCGACCGCATCGCCGGAGCCAGTGAGGCCACATCGATGCTCAGGCAGGCAGGTGCAAAGCTGGTGGGTGTCCTGGGAAGGGTGACGGGATGGATGATCGACCTGGTGAAATGGGCCGTATCACTGTATGACAAATTCTCCTTCCTCCGGAAGATCGTACAGCTGCTGGTGACGGCATTCACGTCAGGCTTCACGACCATCACCATCGCCGTGAAACTCCTGATTGACGAACTTGACGGTGTGGCTACTGTTATCGAAGGAATCTTCACCCTCGACTGGGGTAAGATAAAGGATGGCTTCAAGAAAGGATTCAAGGCCGTAGCGGATGCAGCCGTCGCACAATGGAACAACGTGAAGCGCACCGTCTCGGAAACATTTTCCGCACCGCCGCCTGCGGGATCTGGCGCAAACGCCGTGGCTACCGGTGCCGCCGTCGGCGCTGCCGTGGGCAATGCCTCGGGTACCAGGGAGGAAACGCTGCCGGAGGTTGTCATCACGCCGCAAAAGAAGAGGGATCCTTATGTGTCAGAAACAGAGAGAAAGGCAAGGGAGAGGGAGCAGCGCAAGGCAGAAGCCGAGCGGAAGAAAAGGGAAAATGAGGAGCGCAAGGCCCTGCAGGAGCAGAGCAAGCAGATAAAGGCTGAAATGGACAACCGGCTGGCAGAGGAAGCCGTCAGTTATGCCCTCGGCCTGTCGAACTACCGCGAATACCTCGCTAAACGGAAACAGATCCAGCTGGAGGGCATTGCTGAGCGGAAGAAACTCTTCAAGGAAGACAGTACCGAGTGGCTACGCCTCGATGCTGAAGAGAAAAGGCTACAGTTGAAGGGTGATGAAGAGCAGCGCAAACTGACCCTGAAGGAGAAAGAGCGTGAACACCGCCAGAAGATGGCGATGCTGGAGGCCAGTTTCCATGATGAGAGGTTTGCAGCCTATCATAACGAGCAGGCGCTTAACGAGATGCTCTTCCAAGAGGAAATGGCCTTCCTTCAGTGGAAGAAAGACCAGGCAATCAACGGATCGCTGGAACAGATGGAACTGGAGTGGGAACTTCAGGACCGTGAAAGAGAACATCAGGAAGCGACTCGGCGCGACCTCGAGGAACGGCTTTTGAAGATTCGTACCGACTATCTGTATCAGGCTAACGACATGCAGCGTGATATAGAACTGAATGCCCTGAAGGAGTTATATGACAAAAAACTGCTGCAGGAAGAGGAGTACCAGCGGGCGAAACTGGCCATCGAGGCAAAATATGCCAAAGACCCGGCACAGGTGACAAAGGACCAGTTCACGGACAACGTGAACAATGGCTTGTCCGTCGCACGCGAAAAGGCCGGTGATGCCAACACCAGCAATCCGTGGACGGGCGATCTTACAAATTACCTGAATACTAATGTCATGCTCAAGGAACTGTATGAGCAGGACAAACTTACACATGCCGAGTACCTGGCCGCCAAGGCTCAGAACCTCTCCGAGTTCATCGAGCAGGTGCAACAGAAGTACCAGGTGATGTATGAATCTGTCTCTGCCGTTCTGGGCGGCATCAGCAACTATGCCAAGGCATGCTCGGACTATGAGGTTGCCGTGGTCACAAAGAACTACGACAAACAAATTGAGGCTGCCGGAAAGAACGAGAAGAAGCGGAAGAAACTGGAGGAGCAGAAGCAGAAGGAGATAGCCGCCATCAAGTCGAAGGCCAACAAGCGTGCCATGAAAATCGAGATTGCTCAGGCGCTTGCAAGCACGGCAATGAGTGCCATCAATGCCTATTCCTCTGCTGCTCAGGTGCCGCTCATCGGTTATATCCTGGCACCTATCGCAGCAGCTGCTGCAGTGGCTGCCGGCATGCTCCAGATCGCCACCATCAAAAAACAGCACCAGACGGAGGAGTTGGGCTACTATGAAGGCGGCTTCACAGGAGGCAGGCGATATCGGAAAGAGGCCGGTGTGGTGCATGAGGGAGAGTTCGTGGCCAACCACAAGGCGGTTCAGAACCCGGCTGTCCTGCCGTTCCTGAACTTCCTTGACCAGGCACAGCGCAACAACACCGTCGGAAGTCTGACGGCACAGGACGTGTCACGCTCCATGGGCGCTGGCGGCACCACGCAGATGATCACTCCTATCGTCAACGTCCAGACAGACAACGAGGATCTGCGTGAGGCCGTAGATGCTCACCGCGAGGCAACAGACAGGCTTCTCGACCGGCTGAAGTATCCCATCAATGCAAAGGTGGTGCTGACAGGCCCGGACGGTCTGAACGCCCAGCAGGAACGTCTTAACAGAATGCTCAAAAACAAATAGCCATGGCAGTAAAACTTTTCCTCGATAATCAGGAGGTTATCACTGACAGCTCACAGGAGATCAGGATAACCAAGGAGAACCCGTACTTCACGCTCTCGGACTCCTACACGCTTGACGTGACCATTCCCCTTTCCATCCTTCAGAACAGGAAATTCTTCGGAAGCATCCAGAGGATAGACAAGAAAAGGGAATACAGGGAGTTCGCATGCAAGCTATACAACTCCAATTCCCTCCTGATGGAAGGGACGGCGCGCATCGTACAGTCCACGGATCTTTCGGTAAAGGTACAGCTGGCGTGCGGCGTTTCCGCACTGAAGATGTCCAGTGAGCAGGAGGGGACGTATATAGACAGCCTGGTTACCGAGAAAGAGGGAGCGACACTCAATCTGACTCAGTACCTGGACTATGGATACACGACTGGCGAGAATCATGTCGGATACGGGTTCCCTGTCCTTGACAACACCAACGACATCATGGTGAACATTGCAGACAACATCCTCCTGATCAGCAGGAGCTGTACTTATGTCAGCGAATGCCCAAGGCTGGTAGATATCGCTAAACTTGTGGCCGCAAGGATCGGATATACAATAGACATGTCGATACTTCCGGCAGCATGCCAGAGCATATATGTAGTGTCTGCCACCCATGGCAATATCGGGAAGAAGATACCGCACTGGACCGTCAAGGAATTCTTCAAGCAGTTCCAGAATTTCTTCGGCTGTACACTGATCAGGAGCGGGAACAAGGCACTCAGGCTGGTTCCGCTCGACCACTTCGCACAGAATCCGGTTACGACGATCACTCCGCTGAGCGAGTTCCAGGCAGAATACTCCGAGGAGGACGATGCCGAGGGCATCATGAACAGGAACGTGGAGTTCGAGATGGAGAATTCCGGATCTGAGACCGTCGACGAGGAAATACTGGAGCAGGCACAGTATACCCAGGAGTACAACAGTGCCGACGCCATGCGCAATGCCTTCCGCAGTGACTCGCAGGAAGTAAGGATGCACAAGATCTACAAATCGAACGGTGAGACATATATCGGATGGGAAGTCAGCGAGGGGACATTCGACCTGAAACGTGTGGCACCGTTCAACTGTCTGAAGAGGTTTGACGGGGCAGAGAGCGTGAAACTGAAGATTTCACCTGCATACATTGAGGAAGACGTGGAGTGTACCGTTTACGACACGCACGATCTTTTTGTCAGTCCGTATGCACACAAGTTCAACATCAATGTACCTTCTGTTTCCAACCCGTTCGGACAGAGCATCAACTGGGGCTCCGGCGAAAGCAGCCAGGAAAGCAAGCCGACATTGCAAAGCCTGGTGGAAGGATCCGAGACCATCGTAAAAGAAGAGGAGAAAGCCGATATCATGAGTGTGGCCTTCCTCGACGGGAGGCTGGAGTCTGTGACTGCCCATGCGGACTGGGGAGACGGGAAACAGCATACATACCAGATACACCTGGCATTCACAGACTTCAGTTTCAAGAAACAGCTTTCCAATAACCGCAGCAAATGGAGTCTCAGCCTGAATGAACTTACCGGATACGATTTCTACCTGGGCCAGCTTCACAGGTTAAGCTTCAGGTGCTCTCACAAGGTGAAGCACATCTTCAAGTTCCTGTCGGACTTCATTCCCGATGCCGACAATGTCTACATTATCGGCGGCAAGCGGTATGCCTGCGAGAAGATAGAGGCAAGCATCAGGGAAGGCAACCTCGACAAACTGATGACCGGCTATTTCTATGAGATCATATCATAAGCCGCCGTCGAAGGTCTTCACGCTGTCGGGCACCTCCTTGCCCTTCTTCAGGTACCTGTTGGTGACAGCCACGTCGGAATGACCCGCCTGATCACGCGCTACCACCACGCCCTCGGCATTGGCCAGGTCGCGGATGCCGGAGTCTTTCAGACTGTAGAACTGGTAACTGTCAGGCCATCTGAGCGCAGTACGCATCTTTTTCCATTCGAGGCGGAAATGGTTCAGGTATGTCATCTCCGGCCCGGGCTTCAACCCCTCACCGAAGATGTAATATTGTGAGGGCGCATCGAAGATGTTCAGTTCCATCATCATCAGGATGACCTTCTGGTTCAAGCCTACGGTACGCTCTTTCCGGTTCTTAGCGACGTCCGCAGGTACCGTTATCTCCTTTCTGCTCACAGAGACATTCCCGATCCTGAGGTGGCGCATCTCATCCGGACGGATGAAGGTGTAGTATTCCATCATGCAGGCCAGCAGGAAATGCCGGTTATTGATATTAAGGTATTCGCGCATGCGTGCGAGGGCGGGAGCGGTCAGGGGTTCCCTCTTCTTTTCCTTCTCGCGCAGCATATGCACATCCTCCACGGGATTCCTGCTGATGTACTTACGCTCCACCAGCCAGGTGCCGACGGTCGAAAGCCACGTGCGGTAGTTGTTGCGCGTCGTAGCCGAGACATCCTTATCCATGATCAGGTAGTCCAGGAAGTCAACGACAAAGCCGCGGTCGAACTGATAGGCAAAACTGATGCGCACATGGCATTCGCTGATGTAGGTCTCCAGCGTTCCTACCCTGGAGAGATAGTCATAGGCGGTTTTCTGCTTAAGCGTACCCTTGGCCTCCATGGAGGATACATAGTCGCGGTATTTCTTCAGGACATCATCGAACGCTGTCAGATGCCTGGTGCTGTCGCTCGAGACAAACGGGTTCCATCCCTTCATCAGCCGGTGCGTGATGCTGGTGATGAGGAGCGAGGCCATTGTCCTGCGCTCGCCGACCGTCTTACACCTGTCGAGCATGTATTTCTTCCGCTTCATCCGCTCAGAAACGGGATCCCATGCGAAGAAGTCAACATACCAGCTCTTCCCGGTATGAAGTTGTGGGAGTGTGTATCCCACTAGCGCAGCACCTGATAGAAAATCACCTATGGGCATTTTTTTTGTTGGCGAAAATCCGGAGGATCCGCCAACAGGTTCAACACTTTTGTCCGAGTTGTGTCCGAGTTCTGACCCGGAGGAAATGAAAAAAGTCCCGTCTGCAGGGACTTTATCATTTGAATTGGTTGCGGAGGCAGGATTTTGATTTTTCGGGTCAATTTCCGGGCAAAGTAATGCCTGTAATGCCTTTCTGGAAAGGGGTTTTCGCCGTTTCATGGAAAACACGTTATTTAGTGTCCGAGTTTTGTCCGAGTTCGCGGAGCATATTAATCACAGACTCCATTTGTCCATTAACCTTTTTTAAGTCTGAAATACGCTCATCTTTCTCTTTTACAAGCATTCTTAATGCTTTATTCTCAGACTGAAGAGACTTGGCATCTTGATTAATGACAGCGGAATTAACGATGTTCTGATCTCCAATTATATACGGAGAATCCCCAATTTTGTCCGAGCCGCTAAAAAGTTCATCAAGAGAAATATCCAGCGTGTTACACACCTTCATAGCCGTCTCGATGGTGGTATTTGGCCTCCGTTTAAACTCATTGATTGTCCTGTGAGTATCGTCACCCCACATGATTACACAAAACTCGCGTTCTTTGAACCCTCGAGCCTTGATGATGGTCTTCAGTTTTTCTACGTCAATGTAAACCCTTTCGTACCTCATTGCTACATTAAGTGTTAAATCCACTTAAAGTCATAGAGATTTCTCTAACTTTATTTGGATGGTTCCGTTTTTAATACTACTTTTGCAGCAAAATTATATATTTATTTCCAAAAAACCAAATTTATTATGACAGAAAATCAGAATCTTGACGTGCGGGTTTACTACCGGAACCTGACAAAGAAAAAGAAGGGTAAGCTCCTTCGTTACCTTAGCATGACGTATGACTATCCCGCCAGCACCATGAGCAGGAAACTCACTGAATATGGCAAATACGTACTCCGTCGTGATGAAGAGATGAACATCACTCAGACCATCAAAGAGGGCCTATGGGACCGATAGAGTTCAGGGTAGCTCCTGACGGCGAGGTCTACTTCAAGGAAGGAAAGAACTCTGAGAAGCGGCTGACACGCTTTGAGAAGGCCGTGTGCGTTCATGTTCTGGGACTCATTCACGAGAAGTTCCCCGGAGCATGGTCAAGACTGAAGCTTCTGTACAAGCCGAAGTCCAGCAGCAGCGCCCATAAAGACCAGGCCGCTTTTGCGATGGTTGACAGATTCATCAGGTGCAACTTTGGTGAGCACGACCTGCTGACTCCGGATATCGAGCATGATATCATGAATTTCGAGGAAGTCCGCTGCCCTCTCAGGGGCAAGTACTGCCCGGATGAAGGCGTCGTCTGTAAACCACAAAGTCTAATCAAGCTTTCTCCGGCTGAGAAAGAGGTGGCAAAGCTCTATCTCTGGGGGCACACCTTCGATGAGATTGCCCGTCAGCTGGGGAAGTCCCCTCAGACAGTCAAGGTGCAGCTCTGGCGCATCAAGAAGAAGGTTGGTGCCAGGAACTGCCGCGAGATTATCAAGGTTATGCGAATACATAACATATAGGCTCTACCACAGACCTGCCGGCCGCCTCGCCAAGCCATAGAATATTAATACGAAGTTGATGAATGATCTTTTCGGCGGGGCGGCTTTTAAAGTCCGAGGCAATGCATCCAGACTGTCAAACATGTAAGGATAGGCGCAACTGCATCAACGGTGCCCGCTGCATGAAGTGCGGTTGCTACATAGACAGAATTAGTTACAAACCGTGTGAAGTATAGAAATATTATTCTCCAATAGAACTATATCATTATGAAGACAACAAACGTAGCAATCGTGAACGGCATCAGCCTTCAGGTGGTGGCTGATGCGAAAGAACAATTAGTGGTGATTAAGCCAGTGTGTGACATTCTCGGGGTAGCGCTTCAGTCGCAATTGACCAAGCTGAAAGAGCACCCGATTTTTGGTTCAACTATAACGCTGAGCATTACAGTTGGAGCTGACGGGAAGAGCCGTGAGATGGCTTGCATTCCCCTCCGGTTCTTCTCATCCTGGCTCTTCTCGATCAACCCTGACAACGTCAAGGAAGATATCCGCGACAATCTGATTCAGTTCCAGCTGAAGTGCAACGATATCTTGTTCAATTACTTCTTCAACCGTGCAGACTTCGCGCTGAAGAAGGAGCAGGCTATTGTCAAGGCCAAAGAAGAGTACGACGAGAGTACAGAGGAGGTGCGCCTGGCAAAGAGCAGACAGAAAATAAAGGAGACTGCCTACAACAAGGCGTTGAGCCTAACGTTCGAAGACTACCTGAATGACCAGCAGCAGCTCAAGATTCCAGGATTTGAATAATTTGGAATATGTCTAAATTACGAAGAAATATTTCAAAATCCTTTGGCGGTTCAAAGATTATGCTTATCTTTGCAGCGTCAAATCACAATAGCGGCATGAAGACCGCTGGAATCACATCCAGCCTTTTTTGTGTCCACACATATAGAATTAATGGTATAACCACGCCGAGTCGGGAAAGCGGACAACGCCCCGGGGATTCAGCTATTGTGATCCTGACAGCTCGTAGCGTGGTTTCTTTATGTCAAAATCACAATAGTTATGTCACAGAAGAATTATTTTGTGCGAGAGAACAGAACGGAGCTTCAGTACTTCTGCCAGCTCCAGGTGTCGAACAAGTTCCGCAAGTCGATGGACTCACTGGAGGCCGAGTTGCTGGTATGGATGGCGGAGCAGCTGGTGCACGGCTCTGCCTCGCTGCTGACGGTGCAGAATGCCGTGAAGTGCGTGAAAGGCAAGGTGGAGCTCATCAACCAGCAGCGCACCGGAGGGCCATACCTTACCGTCACCTATTCACCGCTACGGCACGACGAGAGCGGATTCATCCGCATAGAGCGGACTACGGGACGCCATCAGTCCGTGCTGCTGCCCATCATCGATTATCAGGGAGAGGTCACTATAGAATAGTCCAGACACCCTTCCAGCCCCCCTTTTTTACGAAGCCTTCCAACACTCTTTGCATAGCCATCAAAAAAGTGCTGCGAAGCCTTCCAGCAAGAATTGTATCACCTAATAAAAATTATCAGAGTTATGAAGACAACGAATGTAGCAATCGTGAACGGCATCAGTCTCCAGGTAGTGGCTGATGACAGAGAGCAGTTAGTGGCTGTAAAGCCAGTGTGTGAAATCCTCGGAGTGGATGCAAAATCCCAGCGTGAGAAGATAGAGGAGCATCCTCTATTCAGTTCAGTTAGGGTGCTCAGCCCCTCAACTGGAGCTGACGGAAAGACCTATGAGATGGTCTGTCTGCCACTCCGGTATTTCCCTTCGTGGCTCTTTTCAATCAATCCCAACAATGTAAAAGAGGACATACGCGAGAATTTACTGGAGTACCAGAAAAAGTGTAATGACATCCTTTACGACTACTTCTTCAGCCGTGTCGATTTCTCACAGAAGAAAGAGAAGATTGTGACAAAGGCAAAGGAGGTTTGTGATGAGAAGGCAGAGCAGCTGCGCATCGCCAAGAGTGAGATGAAGGTGGCAGAAAACGAACTGAACAAGGCACTGGCCATGACGTTCGAGGACTGGCAGGCCGACCGCCAGCAGCTGACAATCCCAGGATTTGAGTAAAAAACATTGCGGTAACTGCCTTGCCCGGCAAGGCGGTTGCCGCTTAAAGTTGAGAATTATGAGGATTTACATCTGTGGAAAGATCGGCGAGGATAAACCCAGTCTGGAAACCCTCGCAAAGTTCAAGAAAGCGGAAGACATGCTGAAAGACAAAGGGCATGAAGTATTTAACCCTACAACCAGCGGCCTAGGTCGCCATGCCGAGAGCCTTGCACAGGCTGCCGACTATGACACGTCATTCTATCAGGAGATACTTCTTTTAGACCTTGTGCAACTGTCGCAGTGCGATGCCGTGCTTGTGCTTCCAGACTGGCACCAGTCACCAGGCGCAAAGGTTGAAATGATGCTGGCCATGGCGTTGCGCAAGCCCATCTACCAAGAGGCTCCAAACGGTCGCCTGTTTGAAGTGAAGTTCGACGTCAGGAAGAAGGTCTATTTCGAGGAGCCAGAAAATGCCATGACAGTAGGAGAGCTGAAGAAAGGACTGAGTACGTGCAGGGATGAAGATCCTGTGATGATCAGTGCAGACTTCATTCTCGGGCCTCCTTTCGAGGAAAGTTTTGACAAACAGATCCACGGCAATGTTAATGGCATGAACTGGGACTGTGACATGAAATCCCCGACAGGTAGGGCTGTCATGCTGGAGTCGTTTTTCACATGCAACATAAGCTTTGATTGAATCCACGATGTGAAAAACATTAAATTTGACGAATATGAAGAACTTATCTAAAAAGGAACAAAAGAAGCTCGTAATTTGCAGAGAACGCATTGTTGATGCCATTTTCAGAGTAGAGGAGATTAATCTTATACTACGACAGAGAGAATGGTATGGACATACCAGTATCATGCCATTCAAAGAAGAGGTGCAGCAGCTAAGGAAGATTAAAGAAAAGTTACGAGAAATCGAGGTTGCGGTATATGGATTGAACTTGAAGGATAGAAAGTGAAAACTGGTATTTTACACCTTGCCGGACATTCACTATATTTGCAACCGCAAGTAATAGCGATGATATATGAAGATTGACCAGAAGTACAAAGACATGGTGCTCGACCGCGTGGATCTGGAGACTGTCGTTTCCGGCTACGGCATCGAGCTGAAGAGAAAAGGGCACCGCTCATGGGCGTGCTGTCCGTTCCATAAGGAGGACACAGCTTCGTTCTGCGTGGACACGTCAAAGAATCTGTGGTACTGCCACGGCAGCTGCCATGAGGGCGGCAACGTGATAGACTTCGTGATGAAAATGGAGGCCATCACCTATCCTTTGGCCATCAAGAAGCTGCTGAAGGACGAGCTGAACGTCGAGCTAAAGGACAGCGAGATGCAGCAGACTCCTGAGGAGGAGGCCAAGCAGAAGCACCGCGAGAGCCTGTTTGCCATCAACGATGCGCTGGCGCACTGGCTGCATGAGCAGCTGCACAGCGACACACCGGAGGCAAAGGCCGCATGGGACTATGCCCGCCACCGATGGAACGAAGTCTACTGCGAGGAGCAGCTGATGGGCTATGCCCCCAGCGACGGGAAGGCCATCGGCCAGTGGGCAGAGAAGAAAGGCTGGAGTACCGACCTGCTGCTGGAACTCGGCATCCTGAAGGAAAACGAGAAATGGCACACGCTATACTCCGTCTACCGTGACCGAGTGATGATCCCCATCCGCGACCGCTACTCGCGTATCACGGGCTTCACGGCCCGGAAGATGGATGAGGAGAAGGAAGGTCCGAAATACCTGAACTCTGCAGGCTCCGAAATCTATGACAAGAGCCGCTCCGTGTTCGGCATCGACCAGGCACTGCGGGAGGCCCGCCGTCAGGAGAGAGTTTTTCTCGTGGAGGGCGGCCCCGACGTGATGAAGCTCCAGTCGGTCGGCCTGCTGAACACCATCGCACCGCTCGGCGGCAACTGGACGGAAGAGCAGTTCCAGTTGCTGCGCGACTACCGGCTGGGATCATTCACGCTCTGTTTTATTCCCGACAGCGACCCGCCAAAGGCTGGTGAGCGTCTTGGTGCAGGTGACCAGAACGTCATCAAGGCCGGACAGATCGCCATGCGCAAGGGCTTCACGGTGGCCGTCCGCGAGCTGCCGAACGACACGGGCAAGAAGATGGATCCGGACTCGTTCGCAGAGAAGCCTTCGGACATCACCGGACTGCCCGAGAAGGAGTTCCTGATATGGATGATGGAGAAAACCTTCGACAGCGACGGCACCACCGAGGAGAAACAGAAGGTGGTGCGCCAGGTGTGCGACCTACTGCTCGAGGTGAAGGATGAGGGTGTGCTGGAGGGATACCTGAACCGGCTGGCCAAGATCGACGGATCCAAGCAGATGTGGCGGCAGGCACTCAACCAGGCACGCGGCGAACGGCAGAAGGAACAGAACAAGGCACGCGAGAAGAACGGCCTTGACCTCTACGAGCAGTTCGGCTTCATGGAGCGAAACCACACATACTACAGCCTCTCGAAGGAGGGAGAGCGGATAGAGTGGTCGAACTTCTCGCTGAAGCCGCTGTTCCATATCAAGGACGACCTTTCGCCTGTCCGGCTGTTCGAGATACAGAACAACGAGGAAGGCAGCCACTCGGAGATCATCTCCCTCGACATGGACACCATCACCTCGTCGAAGAGTCTGCGCAAGCGGCTCGTGGGACTGGGCAACTACAACTGGAAGGTGAGCGACGAACAGCTGATCAAGCTGCTGTCCTATCTCCTGAAGGTGACGGAGACCGCCGTGGAGGTGAAGCAGCTTGGATGGCAGCGGCAGGGATTCTACGCCTTCTGCAACGGTGCGCTCGACAGCGACGGCTGGCACTACGTCGACCGCATGGGCATCGTCCACCTGCAGAGCGGCAACTTCTACCTCCCGGCCATGGCCGAGCAGAACCGCCCGGTGTGGGACATCCTCTACTCACAGGAACGGAAGTTCCGGCTGCAGACCGACTCCAAGGTCACGCCACACGACTACATGCAGAAGATCATCGAGGTGTTCGGAAAGAAGGCGAGCATCACACTGGCCTTCTATGTGGCCTCGCTGTTTGCCGACATCATACGCGGACGCGGCATCAAGATTCCCATCCTCAATCTCTTCGGGCCTCCGGGTAGCGGTAAGACGGAACTGGCCAGCACGCTCATGGCCTTCTTCCAGACCGACTATGAGCCTACCAACATAGAGAGCACCATCCCCGCGATGGAGGAGCTGGTTGGCTCAGTGTCGAACGCACTGGTACACATCGACGAGTATAAGAACTCCATCAAGGAGAACAAGAGCCAGTGGCTTAAAGACCTGTGGAATGCCGTCGGGCGCATCAAGAAGTCCGTTGATCTCGGCAAGCGCGTACAGGGGCGTGTGGACTCCTGCGTTATCCTGACGGGCCAGGAGATGCCTACAGTGGACTTCGCTCTGTTCACCCGTCTTCTCTACATCCCTTGGGACCGTAACAAGTTCAGCGAGGAGGAACGCATGCGCTTCGAGCAGCTACGCCACCTGAAGATGATGGGAGCCACCCACATCACGCTGGAGATCCTGAAGCACCGCGACAAGTTCGAGGCCCAGCTGGGCCAGGCATGGAAAAAGGCAGGGGAGGATCTGAAGTACCATCTGTTCGGCACACAACTGGCCGTAGACCGCCTGCGTACCAACTGGCAGGTACCCCTTGCAGCCTACCTGGCGGCGGGGGACTCCGTGGACTGGCCATTCACCTACGAGACGCTGCTGGGCTACTGCATCGACGGACTGAAAAGGCAAAACGAGCTCTGCTCAAGCGTCGACGAACTGGCCGGATTCTGGAAGATCATCAGTGCAGCCGTGCAGCGCGGGTTGCTCGTACGCGACAAAGACTTCCGCATCGACCACATGAAGGGCGTGCGCACCTCCAAGAGCCTGGAGCCGCGCGTGTTCATGCAACTGACACCGGTTCTGATGCTCAGAAAGGATATCTCCTTTTCTATTTACAGAACACTGGGAAAACAGGAGGACGTACATGTCCTGCCCCAGGAATCTATGGAGCACTATATCGCCATCGCACCCGAATACTACGGACAGTCGAAGAACCCAGAGAGGTTCCGATGCATGAAGCCGGACGGGACGCCACTCAAGGATGAAGTGCTGAACAATGACGGAACAACCGCAGGCTGGCGGCAACGGTATGAGAAAGACCGCCCCATGCTCTTCGACTATAATCTCGTGTCAGCCAAATACGGTATCGTACTCGACAACGAGGCTCCAGAGCCACCCGATGCTGAAGAAGGGGAACTCTTCCGGCAGAAAGAAGAGAATGCCCCATTCTGACATACATTCCACGACCTTCAATAGGTTTCTTCATATATCGACCGCCCCGGCATTCCAGTGATGGAAAAGTCGGGGCTTTTTCTTGGATTCAAACAAATCCGCATGCGCGCACGCGCGATAAAATCACATGTGGCAAATGGTGGCAACAGGGGGCAAATCACGTAAAGCGTTGAATATCAGCAAAAAACATGTTTGCGAAGAGGTGTGACAAAGTGTGGCAAATGTGTGGCAAATTGTGGCAAAAAATAAATAAATGACTATTCTTTGTGGCAAAAAAGGGTTATTTGTGGCAAAAAAACGATTTGCCACACACCTCTTAATCCTTTGAAATGCCCTGTTTGTCGGGGTTTCCGTGCATTGCCACTTTTTGCCACGCGTTGCCACACCTAAAATCTCATGTACACGCGCGTGAGAATAAATATTTCCGCTCAAAAACGGAGAATTTCCAAAAATCTTACTATCTTTGCACCCAAAACCGGAATTTATGAGTAAGTTTGTTATCTACCTTAAGCTTCAGCCGTTCGTGGCGCAATGGCTTCACCACCACTACGGCAACCCTGTTCAGTTCCAGCCTCAGTCGGTTGAGAACTCCACCATCCTTCAGTTCACAAGGAAACTGCCTGAAGGCCGCCAGCCGGACACGGCAGCCGATGGGCTGACCGCCGTGTGCATCCCGGACAATGAGAAGAAGGATCCTGCCACTTACAACTACATAGGCCCGAAAGGCAAGGAGGCTGTGGTGGACTGTATTGAGCGGACGTTCAAGCTGATGATGTGGAACGAGCTCAATGATATGTCCGATGTCGGGTGTTCTGTACTATCTGCCATCGATGCCTGGTGTGAGATGCACGGAATCGACATCGAGTACGACCGGACCATCCTGATGAGATACAACCGGCTCCGTAATTCTTACGTCAAAAAGGGTATAGACCTGCGGAGAAGGAAGAGGAATCTTGACAGGCCGTTTAACAAAAAATAACGTGGAAATTCATCACCATGAGATACCCTTTATTTTTACTGAGCGTTAAAACCCGTGACAGCCGTTAACGGCCGTTACTATGCGTTAATACCCGTTACTACCCGTTAACACCCGATAAAAGATGAAAAAGATCCAGATTATCACATCCCTTGAGCGTACACCTGTCGAGAGGCTGCAGGGTATGACTCAGGTATCAGCGACATCCGTCCGCATTCTTCCAGGCATCAGCTGGCAATCGTTGAAAATCAAGCCGCATGCGCAACTTTCCATTAGTGACAAAGTGGAAGACGGGAATACCGTATGGACTGTCAAACTCGTTTTCAAAACCTGTGAAGAGTTCGGCGACCGTGGACGCTGGGCATACCGCTGCAAGCTCTTGGGCGGGCGCTACCGCCTGATAGGCTCCGATGAAAGGCCCTATCCTGTTGCATCGGTACTGGAAAATATGCCGGAGAATGTGACCGATAATCAACTCAATGAGGTCACGGTAAACTGGCAGTCAGCCCGTTTTATCCCGTATATCACGGAATAATAGGTATTTTTTTCTTTAAATTCCATTACCTACCTTTGCCGTAGAATTGCAAAAGTAGATAATGGAATATCAATTTATCATTTCCGGAGAAATCGGTGTTGCCTTCGACTGGTGGACTGGCCAGCGCGGTACCACCGCTAGCCAGGTTAAGAACTTCCTCGATGCCCACAAGGATGAGGACGTTCATATTGCAGTCTGCTCTCCAGGCGGATACGTCGATGCAGGCCTGCAGATGTACCAGTTCATCAAGGATCATGGCAAGGTTCACTGTCATATCCTCGGTATGACAGCCAGCGCTGCAACCATCCTCACCATGGGAGCCAAGGAGGTTGACATGGTTGACGGCTCACTGATGATGATACACAACGCTTCTACGAAAGCAGTGGTCTGGCAGTTGGCAAACAAGGAGCAGCTTGACCAGATTATTGCTCAATTCCAGAAAGATCGCAAGGATCTTGACACTATTGACCGTGTCATTGCATCACTTTATTCAAAGCGAAGTGGTAAGACGCTCGATGAGTGCCAGGATAAGATGACGGCTGCCGCATGGCTGTCGCCTCAGGACGCTCTCGACTTCGGACTGATCGACCACATCGTTGACGATGAGGACGTGAAAAAGAAGTCGAACCGCTTGCGCACAACTTTTACTAATTCCATATTCAAGGATTTCGGTCTTCCTTCCCTGCCTGCGGACACGACGGAGCTTGTCGGCACCGTCGTGGACCAGGAAGGCAATCCAGCTGAAGGTTTCATGCAGAAGGCGACTGCATGGATGCAGAAGCGATTTCCTAAACTTTTCGCCGAAGAGAGTTTAAACCCAATGACAAAGAAAGTTTTAGCTTGCCTGTGCGCCTTGCTGGCCGTACAGGACTTCGAGGTGACGGACGGTAAGATTACCCTCACCGAGGAGGATGCGGACAAAGTTGAGGGTCAGTTGGATCAGCTGGGGAAGGATCTGAAGGCCTCTAAGGATGCCGAGAAGGCTGCCAAGGATGCACAGGCCGACCTCCAGACGAAGCTCGACCAGGCTCTGAAGGACGTGCAGGAGCGCGACCAGCAGATCGCCAACCTCAAGCAGGCCGCAGGGGCAGAGGATCAAGGCTCTGCCGGAGAGAGTGGTAAGGGCGTGCAGGATATCAATTCTGCCGCTGAGTTGTTTAACAGTGTAAATGTAGACTAGATTATGCCTCCAATCCTGAATCTTGGTCAGCCTGTGGTGGATCCGCAGGTTACCTTTACTCCTGAGGAACTGACCCGTTCCATGCAGAAGTACCGTAAGGAACTCATCCTGATGCCTATGTTCGCCATGGGCGCTGCCTTGCAGCACATGGGCCATCGTGACGGCATCCGCTATAAGGAGCACATCCACGAGATGAAGGGCAACTTCCAGATGGGTAACTACGACAAGTATAAGAAGGGCGACGGCGCCGTCGAAATTGTGGAGCGCACGCTGGAGACCTTCTTCGGCAACTGTATCGAGCCTATCGACCCCAACAGCATCGTACAGACACTGTGGGGCAGCGACGTCACCAAGGGCGAGGCCCTGAAGAACGTCGACTGGGTGAAGCGCGTCTGCGCCTATATCTTTAAGAAGCTCGGTGAGAACATGTTCCTGAACATGTGGACCGCCAAGCACGATCCCGCCATCAAGAATCTGACCTCTGCGTGGTTCAACGGCTTCTGCACCATCGAGGATGCAGAGATCGCTGCCGGTACCATGGCAAAGGAGCTGCAAAACCTCTACTACCTGCCGGAGGCTTTCAATGCCGCCAACACAGAGGATCTGATCAACGACTTCTACTGGGGTGATGCCGCTGCCGGATGGCCTGGTGTTCACACCCTGCTCCGCGGACAGAACACCAAGCTCTTTATGAGCGAGACTGTCAAGCACTACTATGAGGTGGCCTACCAGACCAACCATGGTGCCCTGCCCTATAACCTCCAGTTCAACAAGGCTCACCTCGAGGGTAAGCCGAATGTGGAGTTCGTGGCTCTGCCGAACGTCCCCGAGAACTACCTGTCCCTTACTCCTAAGGGCAATATCCTCGCTCTCTGGAACCTCCGCACCGCTGATGAGACCTTCCTTTGCGAGAAGTCACTTACTTCTCACTATGATGTTGACTTCCTGGCCAACATGTTCTATGGTGAGCAGTACGAGAGCATCAACAAGGAAAAGCTCTGTGTCGCCCGTTACAATGGTATCGTGCTGATGGATTACAGCTTCACCTCTTACGGTGAGGGTGGAACTGTCGAGCTGGGTACAGGTAAGGCTGCCACCACCGGAGGCGTGAAGTCATTCAGTGGCGTGAAGTACAACGAGATCCTGGTCAAGGAGAACTCTGTGGAGGGCTTCGCAGGTAAGAAGTACTTTATCATCGGCACCGCTACTGCCAACGGCACCACGAAGTACGCACTGTACGACGCTGAGGGCCACGACACCGGCATGACGGTGACGATTACTGTAGTAGGATCTTAGTTACTCTCATAAGTGGGCGGCGGCTGACGGTTTAAAGACCTCGGAGCTGCCGCCCTGTTCTCAAACGAAGTGTAGAATTTCAAAACAAGAAAAAATATGCCAGACGCTTGTTCAAACGAAAAGACCCTGCTGAAGGACGTCAAGTTCTGCCAGGGAAAGAAGTCGCTTCCCGGAACAAAGAAGCGCGTATATATCGCGGATGTCCGTGATATCACGGGATGGCCCACAAAGCCTAACCGCGCCGCAGAAGGCTTCTCTCTTGAGAAAGTGCCCGTCCTGACGGGTGCCTTCACATTGGCTGAGGGCAAGTTCTTTGCCCAGGTCGATATCATCAACAACAATGGTAAGATCACCGTCGAGGCGCAGGGTACCTACGGCTCGAAAACCTTCAAGTGTACATACACGGGCAATGCCCCCGGCACTGAGGAAGAGGTGACCGGCCTGATTGCTGAACTTCTCAATGCCGAGATCATCGCCGTCGTTCCCACCCGTACGGGTAAGTTCCGCATGATCGGCTCTGAGGATTTCCCTGCCGAACTCAATCCTTCACAGGATACCGGCCAGGCTGCCACAGACACCAACCAGACGGTGCTCGAGATCGTTGCCGATGATGAGCTTCCCGCTCCTTTCTTCACTGGCACGCTGCCAGTCAGCGCCGGTGAACTGAACTGCTCGACAGGTGAGGTAACAGCAGGTGAATAGGTCGCGACCTTTCAAAGATTAGTTTAGGTTTATAGAAAGTTTTTGGGGCGGAATGGGCGTAGAGCCTCGTTCCGCCTTTTTTAATTCAATAAGTTATGAACGGAATAGACAAACTTTTTCGAGCCCGGGTGACTGAATGGCTCTCAAAGAAAAAGCACACGGAGGCCGAACTGGCCGAGGGTGCAACGATGGTTCTGCAGTGCAACCGCAACCATGCACTGTACAACACGATCATGCGGCGTCCCGCACGCTATGAGGAAAAGATCGCTTACGAGCTCCGTAAGCATCTCCGCTACCTGAAGGATGATATGACGCTGGATGAAGTGAAGAAGATGGAGGCCTATATCCTGCCTGTCATCGGCAAGGCCATCGCTGACACAGAGGAAACCACTGATAAGGCTGCTGCAGCCCTTGGTGAGATTCCAGAGGATAGTTTCCTCCCTGCTCCGGCGCTCTCTTCTGAGGAGCCATTCAAGCAGACGGATGCCATCGTCGCACGCGGCAAGCGTACCGACCATGACACCCTTCCTGAAACGATCCGTGCCATCTGGGATAAGAACGCAGAGCGCTATAAGAAGATCAAGCAGGCCCACGAGACCTGTAAGACCCTCACCGCCGCCTGCGACCGCTACGAGTACACCAAGGCCATCGCTGAGCTGTGGGCAGACTATAAGAAGGACTTCGACACCTACGACCACTATGTGCTCGTGCCTGTCAATGACGAAGCCGGAACACAGTCCCCAGCAGCTGAAGAGGTGCAGCTGTCGGCAGAAGACCTGAAGGCCATCAATGCCGCACGTCCCTACATCTCCAACAACCTGCCCAAGCTGCTTGACCTGGTCAAGCTCTCCAAAGGGGAGGGCTTCACCAAGGAGCAGGAGGAGAAACTGGAAAGCTGGCGTGAGAAGATCCAGCAGCGCGTCGATGTCCTGGTTCGCTGCAAGCAGGTCATCAAGGATGAACTGAGGGCGAAGCTGGCGGAAGCCGACATCACTCTCGAGATAACTGACACGGATGAGCAGGGGCAGGAACATTCAGACGATACTCCAGCCGCTGAGTAAGTGTGTCACACAGACGTACCTCGGCACAGGACTCCATACGCTCGGCCTGCTGAACTGGATTCTTCAGCAGACCGGGCGTGCCGACGTGTATGTCAGCACCTTCAGTACCTCGGAAGCCTTCCTTAACGGCTTCTATAACCTCCAGAAGAAAAAACTCATCGGCCACAGTGTGCTGCTGGCAGACCTGAAGGCCTCGAAGAAAACGGTAAAGCTCTACCGTCTCATGCAGTCGTGCTTCGACTCCGTATATCTGGGCATGAACCACTCGAAGATTGTACTCGTGCAGAATGACACACACTTGGTGTCTGTCATTTCCTCCCAGAACCAGACATACGGCGACCGTGCGGAATGCACCATGGTCACTACGGACCAGATGGCATTCTATGACCTCTATAGCGGACTGAGAGAAATCGTTGACAAGAATTCAATACTGCTCAATGGACTATTCAAAAAACTTGCTGAACGAGATAACGGAGTGCGCGAAAGCACTAATGACCCCATCAATGGTATCTATCCATTTGGATATTGACGAAGTGCAGTTCCTTGACGATATCCATACTGTCGGACATCCTGCCCGACATGCTTTCTACAAAGGGCTGCTGTCGACCGATAATGAACTCCGACGGCAGGTCATCGACCTCATGCATGCCGGCAGTCCTACGGCCATAGCCGACTGTCAGCAGCGCATCGAGCGGTGCCTGAATGAAATCACAATATAGCGATAGCAAATTTTTCACTTTTCACTATTCACTTTTCACTCCAGCATGCCACTTCCAGCCAACCTCGACGAATACTCCAGGTACATCGTTATGAATGACGATGAACTGAGTAAGGAGCCTATCAACCCCGGTGTCATCCAGAGGGTGCACCGCCTGCGGGGACTGTACGCCTACTGGCTCCAGTTCCCGGATAAGTTCGAGCGCGATATCCTCCAGCAGGATATGGCACTCTTCGGTGTTGGCAGGGCACAGGCTTACGATGACGTGCGCCTGGTGCAGATCCTGCTGGGCAACATGCAGCAGGCCACACGCAATTTCATGCGGTGGAAGATCAACCAGGATCTGGAGGCAGACCTGAAGGCGGCACGGCGGTCTGGCGATCATAGGGCTGTCGCCTCGCTTGAAAAGGTACGTGTGCTCAATAACCGCACCGATAAGGAGGATGAGCCGGAGACGAACTACGACCGCATCCCGCTATTCGGTGTCGTCTTCACCAGCAATCCCAAGGCTCTTGGCATTGACGGCTATGAGAATGAGGCTGCGCTGCGCAAGGATATCGAGAAATACAACCGCATGTATAGCCGTGAGATAGAGAAGGAAAGAGAATACACCGATTTCGAGGAGGTAGAAGAGGATGGAGCAGGAACCGACGTTTGAGCAATACCTGAATGACGGCCAGGCATACATGCTGATGATGATGCCGCGCGACCTCGTAGCCGAGTGCGGGCGTGGCTTCGGCAAGGGTCCCGTGCAGGCAGGGCGCATGCTGAAGGCCGTACAGATGATGCCAGGATGCTGTGCCGCAGGTGTGTTCCCCAGCGTCAAGCGTGGCATGATCAACATCATCCCCTCGTGGATGGTACACTGGGAGAACTGGGGACTCAGGCGCGACCGTGACTATATCGTAGGCAAGAAACCTTGGAAGGCCTTAGGCTGGAAGAAACCCATCTTCGAACCTGCCAACTGGGAGAACTGCATCTCCTTCTACAACGGCTCCGTCTGCATCATGATCTCTCAGGACCGCAGCGGTACCAGCAACTCCATCTCGCTCGACTACCTGGCACTCGACGAAGGCAAGCTTCTCGACTTCGAGCAGCTGAAGGATGAGACGTTCCAGGCAAACCGTGGCAATCAGATGTATTTCGGCAAATGCTACATGCACCACGGCATGACCATCACCAGCGATACGGCCATGACCAAGAAAGGCTCCTGGTTCTTCCGCTATGAGAAGGAGATGGATCCGGCACTCGTGCGTGTCATGGAGGGTCTGGTGAATCATATATGGGTGCTGCAGCAGAAGCTGAAGAAACACCCGGAACGCGCACTCTACTACGAGCAGAAAATCCGTAAAGAGGAAGATCAGTTGAATTTCTTCCGCTCGAAGTGCCTCCTGTACTGCAAGTACTCCAGCATCGTCAACCTTGCCGTCCTGGGCATTGAATATGTGCGCCGCATGAAGCGCGAACTTCCCTTCCTCACATTCATGACCAGCATCATGTGCAAGCGCGTTGGAATCTCCCTCGACGGCTTCTACGGCGGTATGCGCGAGTCCGTCAACCTCTATACGGCTCCCAACAACAGCGTACTGCAGCTGGAAGCCCTCAATGCCGAGGGCGGCATCCCAAACGACTGTCGCACCGACGGCGACCTGAAAGCGGACAAACCGATCATCATAGCCTTCGATGCGAACGCGCTCATCAACTGGCTGGTGTGCGGCCAGGTGGGCGATGACGGTAAACTCCGTGTCCTGAAATCGTTCTTTGTCAAATACGACCGCAAACTGGAGGAACTGTGCGAGGACTTCATGGCTTACTACAATTACCATCGCACCCATCGCGTCATCTTCTACTACGATTCCACGTTCCTCGGTCAGGAATATGCATCGTCCAGGGGGCAGAGCTTCGCAACGATCATCAAGAGTATGTTCCGTCGTCATCGGTGGACCGTCCGTGAAAAAAACATCGGCAATCCATGGGACCATATCAAGAAAAACGAGCTGATCAACCGTATGTTCCAGGGGCGTGCACGCCATCAGGTGCTGATCAATCGTGATAACAACCCGGATCTGCTCATCTCCATCCAGTCGGCAGGCGTACGAAATGGCAAGAAGGACAAATCGGGCGAGAAGCTTGCCGAGACCGAAGAGGATCGCCTGGAGGCCCGCACTGACGGCTCTGATGCCTTCGACACTCTCTGCATAGGCGTGGAGCGTCATCCTATCGCCTGGGGTCGTGGTGGTCAGGTCAACGAATATCCGGACAAATAGGTATTAGTCACACGGTTTTTGGGATGATATCTATTCCGGCAGGCTGGCGTCGTGAGGCACTGGCCTGTTTCTTTTTTGCATGGCGCCACAACCCGCATTTCCTTTCGTTGTTCTTCTTTGGCCTGCACCGCGGATGGCTTCTGTCCATTCTCATATGCCGGGACGTCTGCAGCCTGAGGACTTCAGGTGATGCCTGAGGCTGGTATGCGTCCCATGCCGTGGTGTCCTTTCCATGCTTGTGCCGTCCTCGTGTCTTAGGCTGTCCCCGTCAGTGTTGACGGATCTCATGACTATTGCCATGATGGGTATCTCTTTATGGTTGTGGTGACGGCGGCAAAATGGATGTCTTGTTGCCGTCATGTCATTTTTTCCGAGAACTCTCCAGCTTCCTGGCTGCTTTGATTTTTCCTTTGCAAAGGTAGGGGAAGCCCGTGCCCTGCAAGTACCGCAGGCTATTCCTGCACAAAATTCCGACACGCTTTCCGCATTTTCTTCTTAACGCCAGGTGGTGGCTAAAGAAAATGTGGTTTTTCAGAATTTTCCTTGGAATTCCTTGCATCTGAGCACTACCACTTCCTACCTGTGGAAAGCAACGTAAAAATTACAAAAGCTCCCAGAGCTTCTAAGTTTAATCTCTAAAAAAATAACAATTATGACAGCAACAGTTCAGACATCGATTTTCAGCCGCAGTCGCTTGTACAACAAGAGATACTTTTCAGGCAACCTCTATACAGTGTACGTCAACACAGAAGACGGAGAGAGCCATGAATACGAGGTGGAGGCCGACACATTCGCAGAGGCCACGAAGCAGGCAGAGGAAATGGCTTACGGCCTCTTTACGGACATCACCTACATTGAAGTCTATCAGTTCGCTTAAACGTTAACCCGACACAATATATGAGATTATGGAACAGAAGTTATTCATCCTGGTTAAGACCGAGAAGTCCAACCGTTCAGAGAACAATGTATGGGTCGTCAGCACCCGCAGTTACAAAAAGAAGTACTGCAGAAATGCCCTCACGGCACTCAGGTACGCCTTTATCCTCAAAAAACAGACGGGACGCCGTATTGCTGATGAAGCATTCGAGACCCTCATCGGCGCCGTCCGCGAGAGGAAGATGTCCAGGATCCTCAATGACGCCGTCAGCGAAGGTCCCCAGTCAGAAACACAGGAGTCGGCTCAAGGCTGACTCCTTTTTATTTGTATCGCCATGTTCAAGTACGCCCTGCTCGACTACTTCCCGAAGCGCATGCTTCACCGGGCTTCCTTCGATCAGCAGCTGGTCAATCACATGATCCTTGGATTCAAGGACGGTCGCAACGTCTATACACGATGGGCTGCTAAGCTTTTCGCCCAGACACTGGCCTTCATGGATCTGACGGATACGGTCGTCGTCTGCATCCCTGCCAGCACACGCTTCTCACATGTACGCAGGTGGAAGGTGTTCGCTGAATTGCTGTGCCGACGCACGGGTGCCATCAATGGTTTCGACCGCGTACAGGTCAGCGGAAGCCGCAAGCGGGCACATATCACTGGTGACCATGAGCTGGCGACGAATATCAAGCACTATGTGCATATCGATGCCGAATACTTCCGGAACCGGAAAGTCCTGGTCATCGATGATATCTACACCACAGGGCAGTCGTCGGATGCTTTCATAGCAGCTATGCAGGCATCAGGCGCAACAGTCACCATGGCCTTGTTCCTCGCCAAGACAAAGGGCAGATACAAATGGTAATCTATCTGCCCTCCTCTCTGCCCTTTCGGGCTTGCCCCACCCTCACTCCCCTGCGCACCTGAACGCCTTAGGGATTCAACACTGGAGAGTGAATATTCATCTCCAGAGTTGTAAGGCGTTCCCCATACAGGACGCGCACCATGCCACCACGCCCCTGCGGCCAGTACCTCGCTCCGCTCCGTTGCACATTAGACGCAGGAAGAGCCTTTTCGGCTGACAGGTGGTGGTTCGTGCCGAAGAGAATGCACCTGCAGTAGCGGGCACATACACATCGGCAACGTGCCGGAGGCAACACCGCCACTTGTCATCCAGGCACATCCAGCGTCTGATGCTCCACTATGCTCCACGGGTATTGGCTGCAGTTGCGGATGACACCGTGCCACCCTGTATGCACGTCTTGCGACGTGAAGGTGCTTGCCTGTTCCCGCCACAAAAATGTGGCATTTTGCCCTCGAAATGTTAAAAATGACATTTACTAACAAAATAATTAGTAAAATATTTGGTTACTTTCCAAAAAGTTAGTACCTTTGCAGTGTTCAATTGATAAAGCAATAAAAAATGAAGAGACAAACAGACATCAAGATGAAAGTTACCTCAGAGGAAGAGGAACTTATTTTAGCAATCCGCAACTATTGCGACAGTTATCCAGACGGCTATCCCGAACTCCTCGACTACGCTCAGGACATCTTCGACAGAATGACGGATATGCCAAAGTAGAACAAAAGCTCTCCCTTCGGGGAGAGCCATTAAAAGAGAAAATTAAAACATCACGATTATGGAAGTAACAGTAAAGCAGAAACAAGAGAAGATCACTGACATGAAGCAGCGCATGCGCGATATCTATCTGTCAGTATCATGGCGTGAGATCGTACGCTCTTACTTTGAGGGCAAGTCAGTATCATGGTTCCAACAGAAAATGTATGGCATCGACGGCAATGGTGGCGTGGGAGGTTTCTCACCTGAAGAGGCAGAGCAACTGCATGGCGCACTGTGCGACCTGTCAGACCGCATCCGTCGGGCAGCCGACAACATTAAAGCCCCGGTAGCTGTTGCACCGTTCAATTGAACAAAGTCGCCACTGGGCTGTGGCGCAACTATAATGTCAGACAGTCGTGCTTTTAGCATCGATTGACTTTCATTAAAATGTAATTCAAATGAGCAAGTGAAGCCCTGGTGCGTGAGCATCGGGGCTTTTCGTGTCTTATGGTAAGCCACGACCGCGGATAGGCGTGGCGATTTCGACGCGGGCGGCGGTCGGCACAAGTCGCACGGCGACACAAGTAAAAACCCTTGACATATTCCGCTTGATAAAGTGAGGCAATTGCCTCGGGAGCGTAGGGCGGTGGGGGCTGCTGAAGCAGACGCTTCGCTCGTTTTCCGCCCTCAAACCTCTAAAGTGGGCTTTATATCGAGGTTTTCGGGCGGAGGGTAATGGATTTTTTGAGAAAAACGACCCAAATTGCCACTCTTCGAGATGTCAATTCGGGGCCCAAAGCGGAAAAACCGATATCTATGATGGCCGCCCATGGGCGATTGCCATCCGATTACCTTGAAAAATGAGAAAATAGGAAAAGTGCTTGCTTGACTCGGAAAAAATGCTTACCTTTGCATCGTGAATACATTTTGTGCTTAACTAACACAAACATTTTTGGAAATCTGTCTCCCCTGCTTGCGAAAGTCGGGGATTTTTTGTATCTTTGCCCCGCGTATTAATTTTTATGGCTTATGGACGAAAATGAGAAGCGGGAGCTGAGAGAGCGTGCCGCTATTGGTGCCATGCAGGGCTTACTGTCTGGATGGGATTACTTGAAAAACGATGATCCGAATGCATCGAGGTTTGCAAGGATAGCCAGGGAGTGTGCTGATGCACTGGTGAAGGAACTCTGCAAGCAGCCGAAATAGGGCTGTTGCTACACGTTTGTAGCAATTTGTAGCAGTTTTTGTCGCATCGCCGGATAGCGGGAATGCCGATAAACAAAGGGGTTCTGAGCGATTTGCTACAATGCGACATGTTGCTACATGCTAAATCTGTGTCTATACGCGAAAAAACTTTTTTTGCCTCAAATCATCACTTTTTTGCAAAAAAGCTTGCACGGTTCGGGATTTTTGCGTACCTTTGCACTCGCTAAACAATGATAGAGCGGTTCGCTCCGGGGGCGGTGAAAGACGCCCGAGTAACGACTCAGGGCATTTTTTATGCTCTTATTTCCGAGACCTGCCAGAGGTCTCACTACACCAATAGCGGTGGCCACCCAGTAGATATAAGTCCTCGGACGAAGTCTATCATTGTTTAGCGACAGGGAAGGCTGCCGCTTTCCTTGTCTTTGGGAGAGGTGACGGGCGCCGTGAGGCCTCGTTTGGACGTCGAACCGGCCCGCAAGGGCAGTGTCTTGGAACGTGGGACGCCTCTCCTGCCTGGAGGAGATGCCCCGGACGGTGACTACGGGGAGCGCGTAACGGGATTAAATGCGTCGGGCGCGTACGGTAAGCTTGGTCCTCTCCTCCAGTTTTCAATGAAATACCGCGCAGGGCGGATCCCTGTACAGCTAAACAATGATAGCAAATGCAACAGTTAACACTTCAATTCGATGGCTATGCCGACAGTCGGCAGCCGGAGACGCAGGGCACGGCGAAAGAGTGCCAGAGGGGTGTTTTTTACGAAGCCTTCCAACACTTTTCGGATGGCCTTCAAAAAAGTGTTGCGAAGCCTTCCCGCAAGATTTCCATAGGGATGTGGCTCCGCGCTGAATCTTCCACTTTCTCGGCCGTCGCCGGAGAGAGTGTTTCCCGTCTGAATGCCATCTGCGGCACGGTCGCCGTAGTGTCCGGTTTCCTGTTTATCTCTTTCGCAGCTCTGATAGGAGGATAGGCTATGAATAAGATGACCCTTACCCCGGAACTGACGGAGGCCCTGTGCGGCTTCTGTGGCGACGTGGCCACGATGGAGAACAACGTGGACCTGATCAGCTGTGTCGAGGATGACTACATCGACAATGACACTGCAGAGCCCGCCAAGGTGCTCGACACTCTCAAGTCGCTTCGCAACCTGAAGCGTGATATGATTGGTATACTGAAGGCAATGAAAAAGGCAGAAGGAATATGAAAGATCTGAGTGATAAGATGAAGGAGCGCGTGAAGAAGTGGCTGGAGTCGCTCGACGAAGAGGAAAAGAACCAGGTGGAGGTGCTCGACGCCTACTTCACCTTCAGGCGCAACATGCCGGAGAATGATCCCGGCTTCGGCAAGATCATAGCCGAGCCCAAGACGACGGATGAGATCATCGACGACCTCATGCCGATGATGCCGATATCGCAGAAGGTAGTGGCGGGCTATATGCGTAGTCACGAGTTCGGTCTGACGACCATCGGTGACGGCAGCGTGAAGTGGGCCATCTGGCGTTTCGTGGATGTAACCGTTCTGACGTGAACATGCATATATAACATTTTTTAGAGCATTTTTTTTTGGATGGCTGTCACGTCGTGATGACGCGGCAGCCGTTTTTTTTTGTATTTTTAGTTTGCGGTGTCTCTTCGTACCTTTGCGAAAGAAATCAAGATCGCAATGGATTCAATAAGTCTTTCATCGCTTAACGGTCGCAAGTACTTCACCTCGGGCATGCCCGACGTGACGATTGCCGGTACCGACGGCACGCCGCAGCAGGTGACGATCACCTGTGACGGAGAGCAGCTGCTGCAGGAGTCGCTTTGGCCGGTGAGCAATATCATCACGCTCACTGACCTCGGCGAGCTGCTGGAGCCGTATGCCAGGAAACAGCTGGTGTGCAGCGTGACGATAGCAGTGACAGACGGTGCGACGGCCACATTCTCCGTGCTCTATGCTATGGTGGATGTGGGCATCGACGCCGATGAGTTCTACACAGG